AGCGGCAGCCACGGCCGCGCCGTCAGCGTTTCAGATACGATGGGCGCGTCGTCGATCTCCAGTTGCCCGCGCGACGTGTTGATCAGCACCTGGTAGTCGACCGTTTCACCGTCCGATCGAACGGTCGGATCAGTGAAGACCATAGCCGTGTCGACGAACCAGACCGGCGTAGCGGCCGGCCAGTCCTTCGGCGTCGTATCGAGCACGCCGCGCTTCATCGTGTAGGCGGTCGGCGAACCGCCGAAGGCGGAGATCAGACAAAGCTCGCTGTCGGTCTCGTCGGTGCCTTCGAGCAGCATCAGGCCGCCGACCTCCGGGCCGTTGCCTTGGGTGCGGTCCGGAAAGGAGACGAACAGCGTCTCGACTTCCGCGTCGATCTCCGCCTGCAGCGTGCCGCGGCTAGCGATAGTCTTGGTGCCGAGCGACTCGACGATCGCGTTGCCGGCCGCGTCGACACCTTCCCCGTAGAGTTCGAAATCCGACGTATCGGAGCCGTCTTCGGAAGCAAGCACGCCGGCGATGACTTCCGGATAGGCCGCCGAGGCGAGGAGTTCGGAGGACTCCTGGACCGCAAGATAATAGGGCAGCGTGAAGATCAGCGTATCGTCTGCCGGCGAAGGATCCTCCGACGTCGGCTCGGCCTCGGTCTTCGGCGGGACGGTATAGTCGGCCAGCGGCAGAGAGAACACGTCCTCGACGAGCTGCGCCTTGATCACGGAATCGCCGGGCTTGCCGTAATCGACCGGACCGACGCGCATGACGATCTGCTCGACGCCGTCATCCGGCGAATTCAGGATGACGACGTCACCGGGCAACAGGTCCCAAGCCTCGCGGTTGACCTCTATGTCGCAGGAGGCAAGCGGCGTCGATGCAGCGCGGAGATCCCGATGCGCAAGCTCCGTCGCCAGCGCGCGAGTGCGCACGCCGTAGTAGTTGCGACCGTCGGAGACGATGCCGCCCTGCGAGGAGATGTTTGCGAGATCCTGCGCGATGACGGTCTCTTCCTCCTCGTTGTCGGGATTGGTGAAGGTGACGACGATCTCGTTGACGGTCTCGCCCCAGAGCTTGCGCGAAAAGTTGGTGACCACCGAATTGTCCGGCGTGAACTCCGGCAGGCCGGTGACAGAATAGTCGTCGCGGATCAGCTTCAACGTCAGCTTCCCGGTGCGCGGCGAAACGAACAGCGTCGCCTCGATGTGGTCGACGATCTCCGCAAGGAACGCCTCGATCGTCGACTGCTGCGTCCAGATCATCGACAGGCCGAAGCGTTCGTCGAAGAGCGTGTCAGCGGCCCCCTCGAAGCTGTCGACGTCGATCGCCGAGACGGGCGCCCCCATACCCCAATCGCTGCTGGTCAAGCAGTCATAGATGATATGGGCCGCATTGGAGTCGAAATCGAAGGAGCGAACCGCATCGGCCACGGCATTCGTCAGGCCGGATTCGTCCGTCGAGCTGATCACCGGCACGCCGTCCTGCGGCGTATTGTCGAGCAGCGAAGTCCAGGTCGTGTTGGTCGACACGTAGTTGATCGCGTACATGTCGACGGACGTGCCGTCGGTCAGGTTGAATGCGCCTGAATCGCGGTCGAGCATGTCGGCCGCCGGACCGGCCGCTGCGGCGGTCATATTGTCCTCGGTATTGGTATCGGTGACGAAGACGACCGCGCGCCGGGAGAAAGTCGTCGAGACCGTGGCAAGGAACCAGTCCTCGACGAACTCCATCGCCGCCTCGACGTCCCCGCCGGTGACCTGGCCGGCCGAGGCTATGAAGGAGCGAATATCGGCAATGTCGCTTGCATCGCAGCTGGTGCGCTCGATCGCCGTCGATCCGGCGGAATAGAAGCGCACGCCGATATCGACGCGCACTTCCAGATCCTCGATCGCCTCCTCGAGGAGATCGAGCCCGGCATTGGCCGCGCTCTTGATCGCCGCAAACTCTCCGGCGGAAAGCGAGTTCGAGCGGTCGAGCAGGAAATAGATGCTGATCGGGCCGTTGAGGTCGCGATAGATCCGCGCCTTCGTCTCGCTCAATCCCGTCGAGGCGCGCGACACCTTCACCCAGACACCCGGCAGATAGGGCGAGTTCGCGGTCCAGTAAAAGCCGGGATAGGAGGCGCCTTCGTTCTCGGTGAACCATAGCGAAGCCATGCCGCGATAGGCCGGCATCGTCGCCGTCGTCAACGCTGCCTTTGCCGCCAGGCGCTCCGGGATCGTCTGCGTCGGACCGCCGGAAAGGAACGTCGCCGTGCCGACCGCGCCACCTTCTTTCTTGACGCCGCCGAACAGGCTCGGCTTGTTGATCAGGATCTCGCCATTATCCACCCGCCGCCCGGTCCAGGCGGTCTTCTCGTTGATGATGATCTCGGAGATGTAATCGACCGGCCCCGTGCAGATGCCGAAATGCTCCGACATCCGGTATTCCGTCACCTCCTGCTTCGGCTTGCTTCTACCCATGCTCACGCTCCCGCTTTTTCTCGATCACGCGCTGCGACAGCGCATCGCCGGACGCAAGGAGCCGATCCGCTTCGATGCCGTTCCTGATGAAATCTTGAAAATCGAACCCGTGCCGTTCCGACCATTCGCGCGCACCGCGCACGCAAAGACCGGCCGCCCGGACGTCGTTAATGGTGACGATCATGCGTTGACCTTGTAGGTTCGGCGGTGCTTGTCGCTGAAATGCAGCACGTTGAGACCCTTGACGGTCACCGTGCCGAAAACCACCGGGACCGGCCGGCCGGCGTCGGCGGTCGGATTGTCGAGATCCTTCATCTCGCGCGGCTGCGCCTTCTTCGGCTTCGGCGCCAGCAGATAGGCGATGACGTTGAAGACGATCGCAAGCAGTAGCGGAATGAACCATCCCATTGGCAAGCCTCAATAATAGTTGTTGCGGAAGCCGATCGGATTCTTGGTGGGGATCCACGGGCAGCCGCCGAAATTATGGATATTGTCGTGAAGGTCGCGGCAGTCGCCCATCTGGTGGTTGCAGCCGAGGATGACGCTGACCGTGTCGGAGGCATTAAGGTCGCGCAGCAGCCCGCCGAGCGACAGCGTGTCCCCCGATACGGAAAGAATCTTGCGGATCTCGATGCCGCCGGTGTCGTTCGTCCACTTCACCAGGCCCTCGGTGAACTTCGCCGCGTCGAACGCTCCGTCCCAGCCGGCGTTGAGCGTGATTGAGGTGCCGGAGATGCTGGCGACGGTCGCCGTCACGGTTGCCGCCGCTTCGCTCGCCTGGCATTGCGCGCCGTAAAGCACATGCGGGCAGCCGAGCTGGTAGTTGCGCCGCAAGCCAGGGCGGCGCAGCGACGAGGAGACCGGCTCGCCGGCAATCACGCACTCGTCACCCTCGCGGCCGACGGAGAGAACCCGCCCCGACCAGCAGACGAGGAATTCGCGCGGGCTGTCGGGGTCCGACAAATGGCCCTGCCGGATGATCAGCGACATCACCTGCGCCGGCGGATAGACGCGGAACTCTTCCGCAAGCTCGATGTCGCGCGGCATGCGGATCTGCAAGGTCGACTTGTCGAGCGTGCCGGAGGAATTGACATTGTCGCGAGTGATCGGCTTCGGCACATAGGTGAAGCCCTCATAGGTGATATCCTGCTCGGCATCGGTATAGGCGAAGGCCTGCGGCGGCGGCGAATCCCCCTCTGCGCCGCCATAGACGAAGAGGTAGAGCGTCACCGGCGCGCCGCGCTGCCGGCTGGTTTCGATCCCGGAAAAACTCATGCTTCCACCGTCAGGTCTTCAAGCATCTGGAAGGAAAGGTTGATCTCGGCGACGTCTTCGCGCGGCCAGCTCATGGCGAGCACGTCGGTGGCGAAGCGCCAGACCGGCAGCCAGGAGACCCGGTCGATATCGGAAAGCGCGACATTCTCGCCCCAGGCGGCGCCGACGGTGATCACCGAATTGAGGCCGGACGTGCCTATGTCCGAAACAATGCGGGTCAGCCACGTTCCGTCCGTCTTGCGGACGCCGATCGCCTTGTAGACCGAGCTGCCCGAATAGACGCTGTCCGTCTCCGTCCCGGATACGCTGATCGTCGTGCCAGCGGATGTGAGCGCCGCGACCGGCACAAGATCCTGCTGCCAGGTCGGCATATGGAACTCGCCGCGCCGCCCTTTCATACGGTCGAAGAACTGCCGGATCTCGTCGGCATGGTCGAAGTTACAGCCGGTGTAGCCGGCCTCCCAGAGCCGCGTCGAGAATGCGACCGGGAAGAACCGCTGCGTTCGTCCGAAGCCGTAGTCGACCGCGCCGACGCCTTCCTGGCTGCGCTTGAGGCTGATCGGCAGCCAGCGGTTCGGTCGCCTGAGGAAGACTTCGCGGCCGGCGAGCGTCGTCGCGGCCGCACCATCGTCCTCGACTGGCTCGACGCCCGGATCGACATCGAAGGCGACGGATATGTCAGCCACGCCTCGCGGTGAGACGAACGGCGCGTCGATGCTGGCGTCTAGATAACCGCGCAAGGACGGATGCAGGCGCGTTCCGGCCGGCCAGGTGACCCCGTCGAACTCGTCGAAGGTGACCGTCGTACCGGTGACGTCGCTGACCGTGCGCGTATCGTGATCGGAGCCGTTGACGAGCATCAGCTCGACGCCGACCGAGATCCACGACGGCACGACGTCGAGGACGACGGAATCATTGCCGCCGGCGAGCCCGCTCGCCAGCCGCACGAAGCGGACACGGTCAGGAATGGCGAGCTGCTCGCGCTGCGCCGTCACCATCAGCCGGTCGAAGGTGCGACGGCAGTCGTCCTTGACGCCCGTGAGATACTCGACGCGCTTCCTCGGTGTCTGCCGGAGCGCCCGACGCTGTTCCTTGCCGGCGCGCGAGGTGATGATCTCGGTGCGGTATTCCCGCGTCATCACATAGGGCGCGCGCCGGATGTTCGGTCCGAAGGGAAAGATGGTCGGCATGGCCTATCCGTTCATCGCCGCCTTGAAGGCGCCCGGCTGCGCCCGGACGACATTGAGGATGGTCTTGACGCCAGCTTGCGTCGACAGTGCCTGCGACAGGAAGCTTTGCGCGTCGAAGGCGTTGACGATCTGCGTGCGAGCGTCGACGCTCGGCGCCGCTGCAACGCCCGACGCCGCAACCCGCGCGCCACCGATCCTCGGCACCACATAGCCGCCCTCCGCATAGCCGCTCATGCCGGCATTGATCGCTTCGAGCAGCGACCGGTTCTTCTTCGTCGCCTCGGCATTCACCACGAACTCGCGCCCGTGCACGATGCCCGCTGGCTTGTTCTTCGCAATGTTGCCGGTATAGCCGCCCGAGGCGAATCCGCCGAAGAGACCACCGAGGAGGCCGCCGCCCGAAGCGCCGCCGGTAAAGATGCCCGCGAAAAGCTGGTCAAGGGCGATGTCGAGAAGGCGATCGGCGAGGCGCGACACCGCATTGTAAAGAGCCTCGGTGGCGCTCTTGCCCTGCACCAGGTCAGAGATCAGGCCCTTGATCGAGCTCTGGAAGGCGTAGCCGATATCGTCGTTGACCGCCGCCAACTCTTCCTGCTTCTGGCGCAGACGTTCCGCCGCCTCAGTTGCTGAATCATAGGCGGCAACTGCGCCATAGCGGGCATTGGCCTCGGCCTCGACTGCGGCGCGCACCTCGTCGGTGACGGTGACGCCCTGCCGCTGCAGCTCGTTCAACGTCTCGCGGATCACCCGCTCGCGCTCACGCTCGGCGTTGGAGGCGCTAAGCATGCCCGTCTCGGCACTGATGCCGGCCGTTTCTTCGGACAGTGCCGCCATCGTCTCCCGGATGACCTGCAGCTGCTCGCGGCGAAGACTTACGTCCTTGGCAAGCGATTCAGAGGCGCCGCCAGGGACCTGCCGGAAACCGAGAACATCTTCGGAGCGAAAGGTGCGCTCGTTGACCGCGTCGCCCTGATTGCCGCCAAGCACGCGCACACCGCCGCCCTCGGCATTCCCCATGAAGAAGCCGACATGCCCCTGCACGTTGCCGCTGCCGCGCTTGAGGATGACGAGATCGCCCGGCTGCGGATCCTGCGTTGCGGTTCCGTAATCAAGGAACGAACGGGCGTTCAGCGCGCCCGTGCCCGGCAGTCCGTTTGTGGCAAGCACGGCGTTGACGAAGGCCGCGCACCAGGCGGTCATCTTCGGATCGACGTTCTGGTTTGCCGACTTGAAGAAATCCGTCAGGGCGCCGCGCTGGTTTGGAGCGTTCTCGCTGAAGCCCTCGAACTGCCGCGCCGTATTGATCAGCGACTTCCTGATTTCGCCGGTCGCCGTCTCGGTGGCCCGCGCCGACCGTTCGGCAGCAAGTTCCGTTTCTGCCTGGATGCGCGCCGCGCCCTCGGAAAGCGCGATGCCTGTGTCTTCCGCCGCCTTCAGGATCTGGTCGGTACGCGTGTCGAGCTCGCGCTGGAACTCGTTGCGGCTCGCCTCTGTCGTGCGGTCCTGCAGGAACGACTGGCGCTGGCGATCCGCCGCGTCCCGCTCGGAAAGCTGGCGAAAACCGGCGGCGCGCGGATCGTCTGCGACGCTGCCGAGGTTGAGGCCGGAGGACTTCTTCTGGAAGACGTCGAGCGCCTTGATGGCATTGTCGAGCGCCGTCAGGATCGGATCGAAGGCCTTGGCGACCGCCTCGAAGCGATAATCCGTGTTCGCCAGCTCATAGAGTTTCTGCTTGGCATCCTCTGCCTTGACGCTGCCGTCGGCGATGCCGGCGCGCAGTTTCTCGATCTCGCGCAGGGCTTCCGGCGGGATGCTCGTTCGGTCAACCGATCGCAACAGGTGATCGAACTGGGCGACCGCTTCAGCCGTCTTTTCAGTCACCTGCTCGAGCGCGGTCTCGACATCTTCGGCGGCCTCGAACTTGTGCTTTTCGGTGATCTCTTCGCCAAGCTTCTCGACGGCCGGCGCCGTCTTGTTCGCGGCTGCCTCGATCTCCGCAAGAACCTCGGCATAGCGCTTGCCGGAAGTGCTCGCCTTGTCGGAACTGGTCGCGAAATAGAGCGCTGCGGCGGCCGCGACGCCGATCGCCGCGCCGACAGGCCCGGCAGCACCTGCCAGACCGCCGAGGAGAAGGCCGCTTCGCGCCACCGCCTGGGCGGCGCGCAACTGCGAAACGAATTTGGCGAGAGCAACGCCGGCGAGCCCGATTTTGGCGATCATGCCGCCGATCGAGCGGCCGAGCAGGCCGGCCGCCAGGATGCTGGCGAAGGCAATCGCCGTGTCCGCCGTGGCGTCGAAATTGTCGGCGAGCGCCTCCAGCCCCTGGATCAGCCGCTGCGAGGCGCCGAGCCCCTCATCGGTCTGGCCGATGTACCGGGTAAAGGCGTTCTGGATTTTCGTGAAGGCCTGCTCGAAGGTCGTCGAAGCCTGAGAGGCTTGCGCCTTCAGCCCGGCCGAGCCGCGGAGGAAGGACTCGAAGAACGCTTTGCTGGTGACGGCGCCGTCGAGGACGAGCTCGCGCAATTTCGAGACGGAACCACCCGCCTCGTCCATTCCGGCGGCGACCGCCTGCAGGATCGGCCGGGCGCCTTCGTTGATCGCGTTGAACTCCTCCGCCCGGACCACCGCGCCGCCGAGCGCCTGCGACAGCTGCAGGAGCGCTCCGGAGGCCGACTGCGCATCGGTGCCCGCCACCTTCAAGGCATCGCCGACACCTTCGGTGAACTTGAAGAGCTGCTCCTGGTCGGCGCCGAGTTCCTTCGCCGACTGCGACAGGCGCGAGAACAGCGTCACCGTGGCGTTGAGATCGGTGCCAGCGCCTTGCGCGATATTGAACAGCCGATCGAGCGTTCCGCTCATCTGCTCGGCCGGGACGCCGGCGACCTTCAACGCGTTGCCGGCCTTCGTCCAGGCATCGGCGTATTGGATGATCTCGCGCACGCCGAGCGCCGCGACAACGCCGCCGAGCGGCGCCACGAGGGCACGCGCGGCATTCTTGCCGATCGCATCGAGATTGCGGTTGAGTTGCTTCGCCCGCTTTTCGATGGCATTAAACTCACGGTTGGAAACGCCGCGCGCCTTCGCCATCTCCTTTTCGAATTTCTTGATGTCGCCGGAGAGCTGGACAACGAGGCGTTCGAGATCGGTCGCCATTGGTCACCTTTTGTGGGGGATATGTATGAGGACTTACACGCAGCGCTTGACGCCGATTGGGTGGCTTGGGGCCGTTTTGTTCGTGGCGCCGACCCCGCTCTCGTATTTTCTGTTACGGAGCACCGTAAGCGAGATGGCCAGCACGGCCCGATATCGCGAGTTGTATGAACAGGCGACGGGCGTAACCAGCGATCTGGGAACGTTCTCGGCTTTCCCCTACGTGCTTTTGGCAACGCTTTCGCTGGTCGGCCTTGTCATGATCTTGGTTGGTCGTGAGACCACAGCCTTCGACTAGCCCTTCTTCTGCATCCAGTCCCAGAGGTCATCGGCTTCGGCCGGCGAAAGTTCCTTCGCCGCCTCAGGATCGTTCGCCTTGGCGTAGCCTTCGAGCGCCGCCGCAAGCTGCCACATCGACATCTCGCCCACTTCTTGCGGGGTGAAGCCGATCGCAGCGCCGACGCCGTAAATGTCGGCTAGTCGGAACTTTCCGTTTGGGAGGCTGTCGAGACGCTCTCCGTCTTCGGACTTCCGTTTTTTTTTGAGCCATCCTCGTCCGGCGCGCCCATCACGGCGACCGACAGGATCGCCTGCGCAAACATCAGGTTTTCCATCGGCGGGCGGGATTCGACATAGGCACGCACCAGCTTCAGCGCCTTGACCGGTTCCATTTTGCCGCCGATCAGCCCGAGGCGGATGACGTTGGTAATATCCTCGACGCGCCAGGCGCCGCTGCCAAGCCGGTCCAGAATCACGAAGGGACCGGCATCGCATTTTTCCTGCAGCTCCGCGAGCTGCGCCCAGGCGAGACGGAACACGTAGGTTCCGTCCGCCCAATCGAGCGTGATCGACGCGTCGCGGCTCATCAGGCAGTCACAAGCGTCCTGACGAGTTCGCCGTCGCTCTGCATTTCGACGTTGTTGGTGACGCGACCGCCCTGTTCAGCCCCCAAGGTCATCGAGGCGATATGCATCCGGCCGGTGTAGGTGTAGGTGACCGCCGGCAGTTCGATCTCGACCTTGACGTTGACGGAATCGGTGCTTTCGAAAGCCTCCATCCAGGTCTCGACGGATTCTGCCGCCATCACGCCCTCGCCGGTGATCGAGGCCGTCAGGCTTTCGACGTCGCGGCCGACCCAGGCGGGCGCGTCGGGATCGTCGCAGTCCGGAAGGTTGACGTCGGTCAGGTTCTTCGACAGCGCCAGCGACTTCGACGTGAAGCCGCAGGGCGCGACGAACTGTTCGGGCGATGCTCCGTCGCCGATAAGCACGCGGAACTTGCCGAAGCGGGCAGTGGTAGGTGCGGCCATGGTTTTATCTCCTTTCAGGCAGCGCAAGTCACCCGCTTGCCTTCGAGCGGGATCTCGGGATTTTCGTATTGAGAGAGATCAGGCGGACCGTTCTTCGATCACCGCCCTGATGATGACGACGCCATGCGTGGTCTTGCCGTCGGCATCCTTGAATACGTCGGTGCTCTGGACGACGGTCAGCACCAGCGCGTTGACGGCGAGCGATAGCTCCGCGTCAAGGAACAGCGCCTCGAGCCGGTCGACGATCTGCTGGCAGCCATTCTTGCCGACGGCGCGCGACCAGGCGTCGAGCTGCAGGAAGTGCTCGCCGGTCCGGATGCAGTCGGCGTCATCGCGCAGCTTCTGGTGCGAACCGAACGACACATAGGCATCCTTGGCGCCCCATGGGTTTTCCGGAATATTGTCATAGACGCTGTTGATCAGCGCCATCGTGCCAGCGTCGCCCTTGATGGTGACGGTCACCAGGTTCTGCAGTTCGGCTCTTGATGTCATGATTGTCCCGCCACCTGCTTTGCCGCCTTCGCCACCGCGCGGCCGACCGCCGCTCGCGCCGACCGGCGATGCGCCCGCCACGACACATAGAAAAAGGGTTGCGCCGGCATCTTCTGCGTCCCGAACTCCAACCAGCGCGCATAGAAGGCATCGTCCTTGCCGAGCGCCTTGTCGCGCGAGCCGGCATAGATGGTGATCGTCAGGTCGCCGCCCGTCTTCCCTTTGACGGCCGCTATGATCGTCGCCCCCTTCGGGGCCGCGCCCCAGGTCCAGCCGATTGAATCGCGGAGCGCTCCGGCCCGGCGACGATCGTCAGGCGAATTCAGCACGGGCGCCAGCGACTTCATTGTCGCGACGATATTCTCGGCGACCTCTTCCATGGCCGAGCGGATCAACGCCTTCGCCACCTTAGGCAGGCGATCCAGTTTCCGCTGCAGGGCGGCGCGGCGCAGAATGCTGACCGTCACGTCGCCACCCCCTTTTCGCAAGTGAGCGAGATGAACTGCCGGTTCGTCTCGTGCTCGATGTCGCGGATATTGAAGGTGTCGCCGCTGCGTTTGTCGACGACGCGCCAGTCGGTGGTGATCGTCCGGCTGGCCGTCGAGGAACGTAGCCGGATCACTTGAGTGTGCCGCCCCTCGAGGCGACCGGCCAGAACCGTCTCACCGCCGCGAAGGTGGATGAACTCGGCCCGCGTCTCGAACTGTTCCTGCCATTCGGAAACCGTGTTGCCGTAGTCGACCGGCGAATCCGGGTTCCCTTCGACCCGGGCCTGCAGACCGATCTTGTAGTAGAGGCTACCCGCGCTGTTCGGCTTCTTCATCGGCCTGCCTCTTGCGTTTCCTGCGGTCGACGGCGACGGCACGCCCCTTGGCAATGGCAGCCTGCGCACACCGCGTCGTCACCAGGTGCTCTGATCCCGCCTTGAAGGCGAGTGTCACCGATGGCTTCGGCTTCCAGTCGAAATGTTGGGTAAATCGCACTCTCGGCATCTGCCTGCTCCTTCACCGCATCCATCCAGTAATTCGCCGTCCCGGACCGCATTTCCTTCAACGTAAACTGTTGGCACATCAGCGACGCCCACCACCTCTCACGGTCCGGCCGCGGCGGATCCTCGATCATCGCGAAATCCGTTCCGGCGACCGGAGCGGCCGGGTTCGTCGGCGCGACGATCGCCGGCACCCCGGCCATTACCGCATCGACTGCCACCTTGCTCGAATGCGTCACCACGACCGATGCGCCGGCGAGATCGGCGGCAAGCGGCCGGCGGCTCGTCTTGTCGCGGATGACGACGCGGCGACGCGTCGACTTGCGGATCTTCGTCTGCATGTGCTTCGACCAGGCCGGCATGTCGAAGCCAAGGATCGAGCCATAGGACATGCCGGGCAACGCCAGCAGCACATAGCCGTCGCGGCCCTCACGCCATGGCGCCGGCTTGACCGGCAGTCGGTTCATGTCCGGGCGATCGAGAAGCAGCGGCCAGAAGCCTCGATAGGTGATCGAGTAGTAGCCGTTCTCAGTCCCGCGCGCCGAGCGCCAATAGCCGTTGTCGATGAACCACCAGGGCCGCCCCTCGGCATGCGCGTTGGGCACGATCGTCTCGGCCAGCCACTTGTGCCCCCAGACGGCAAACACCTCTTTGTCCGGCGGAGCGCCGAAGTAGACCGTACCGCCCGTGCCGGCGGCGAGCGCCCGCATGATGCGCTCCGTCTTTTCCTGCCGCTCCGGCGTGATACAGCACCACATCACCAGACCATGATATGATCGCCGGAGATCACTTCAGCTTCCTTCATGCCCCAGGCCTTGAGCGTCTTCACCGCATCCCAGCGGCCGTTGCCGTAGCGCTCGGCATTGTTGGCTTTCTGCTCGACGATGATCACCGGCCGGGCGGCGCGGATCGTCGCCTCGCCCCCGATGACGACTTCGAGCTCGAAGCCCTCGACATCGATCTTCAGCAAGTCGATGGCGCCGAGGCCGAGTTCGTCGAGCCGCATCAGCTGGCATTCCTCCCCCTCGTCGCGTACATGCGCATGGCCGGTATTGTCGGCCGGCATATGGATGTGGATCGTCCCGGCAGCTGCACCCAGTGCGATCGGATGCAGCGTCAGATTCCTCGCCTCGACGTTCCTCTCGAAGCAGGCGCGATGCGCGGTAAGCGGTTCGAAGGCCGTTACCCGGTCGAAATCCATCGCCATCACCCGAGACCAGAGCCCGACATGGCCGCCGATGTCTACAGCATGGCCGCGCCCTGAGACGAGGCCGAGCGCCGCGCGATATTTCTTGTACTGGTAGGTCGCCTTGCCGCCGATCATCGGACCGACCGGTAGCTGATCCTTGAAATGCGTATCGCCATCCGGCAGCCAGATCCCAAGAACCTGCTTCATTTCCAGTAATCCTCCTGGCGCGCGACCTTGAGGTCGCCGCGGCGCGAGCGCCCCTCGCGCTTGCGGTTGCCTTTGAGATGGTCGAACCATTGGCCGAGCGGCCCATTGACGAGCGGATGCGAGGTCTCGCCGCCCTTGCCTGAGATCGACCGCCACGGCACCCGTGCCGCCTCGACGACGTGTCGGAGCACATAGCTGTCGTGATACTCGGCGAGCCCGTAGAGCAGGTCCTGCATGTACATCGCCTCGAAGGAGCCGATCATCGCTTCGTGCTGAGGGTGGCGGCGATCGAGCATGTAGAAGCCGCATTCCGGATACATGTGCTGGCGATAGAGCCAGGAGATCCACTCGCCGTCGCGCGGGCGCAGCCCTTCGAGATCATTGATCGAAAGGTTCGCGTGCGTGAAGATGTCGCCGTCGAGCCAGATCAGCACGTCGGCATCGATCGTCAACGCCGCGTGGCAGACCGCAGCCACCTTGTGGCTGAAGCGCACCGCATCCCAGCGGAAGTCCTTGAAGGTCCTGTGCCGGTGGCGCGCCTTGAAGTCGTCGAGCCACGGCGACGCCGAGGCCAGATGGACGATCTCTGGTCCATAGCAATCGAGCATGCCCCAGCCTTCGGAATAGACCCGCAAAGAAACCTCAGCTGGCCAGCCCTCGCGGAAGCTCGCGACCATCCGGCGGCCGTAAAGTTCGAGCCCGGCCGCATTGAAGGTGCTGATCGCTGCGAAGCGCGTCATCGGGCGCCTCCCTGCAATTCCACAGCCCGCGCCACGATCTCCGACGAGGAGGCGATCTTGCCGCCGCCGACGCCGAAGATCGCAGTGATCCCCAGTTCGGCGCAGACAGCCAACTCCGGCGTGTTCGCGTTCGTGCGGTCACCGCCATTGGCGAAATAGGTCGGCCGGATGCGCCGCAGCGCCTCGCAGACCGTGCCGTCGCTGTCGTCAACCGCATGAACACCGATGACGCCGCGGATGGCGCCAAGGATTGCCGCCCGGTCCTGCCATGTCTGGAAGGCATAGCCCTTCTTGCGGATCAGCCAGGCGTCGGAGTTCAGCACCACGATCGCCGGCGCCATCATTGCCGCCTCGAGGATCATCTCGACATGGCCCGAATGGATCGGGTCGAAGCCGCCGGAAACGACGATCGTCATGCCATCACCCCATGCAGCAGCGCCTCGAGAAACACCTTCGTGTCCTTCGGAGAATTGACCCGAAAATTCCGGTTCGCCGGCGAGGCTGCGCGCAGCGCCTTGGCGAGCGGCCAGTCGTTGCCGCCCGGGTCCAGCCGATCGGCGAAGAAGTAGACCGGTCCTTTCGACGGCAGAAGCCCGGCGACCTGCGCCTTCGTCCGCCCCTTCGGCACGATGTCGATGGAGATATCGCCGCCGAGCACCGCCTCGTAACCGGGAAAACGCGTCATGATCGTCGCGGCCAGCGCCTCCCGTTCGAGCGCCGTGCGGTCGAATCCTGCGTATGCGAGACGTTGCAGCGGATCCGCGTTGCGCCCCACGACCGAGACGTTGAGCATGCCGGCACGGCGCTCGACATGCGCGCCCGTCCGCACCGGATAGGGGCTTGCCTTCAGGAGTGCCTCGATCGCTTCCACCATCTCGGACGGGAAGTCATGCCGCGCGCCGAAGACGCAATCGCCGGCAAACCAGAATTCGTTGCCGCCGCAGGTAAAGACACCCGCAAGCCAGCCAAGCACGTCGGGAGGCACCTGCTCGCGCACCTTTTCGCAATCACTACCGGTGACGATGTAGGACGAATGCCGCGACGCCGCGGCGATCACCAGCTGCGCCATCTCAACCGTCATCGGCTGACGCGCTTCCGTCAGCACTCCATCCATGTCGAAGAGCAGGATCGTCATGCGGCCCACCGCGTCAGCACTTCCCGCCACTCGTCCGCATACTCCGCGTCCTCGTAGCCGGCCATGGACGGCACCCCGTCGGTGAAGTGGACGATATCCGGTTCGATCTCCGGGTTTGAATGGCCGACGAGATAGTTCCAGCTCTGGTCGAGCTCGCCGATCTCCTCGTCCTTCAGCCAGCAGAACCGGTGCAGGTCGCGGCCGGGCAGGCTGTTGACCATCTCGACCGTCAACGCCTTGTTTGCCGGATGGCCGCAATTGAAGGCCATCACGCTTGACCAGTTCTTGCGCGCGTAGCGGGTCTGCACCTGCCCGTCCATTTTCGTGTCGCCGGTCGGCTGGTGATCGTGCTTGACGACCATCACCGCCTTCGACGGGTCGCAGAGCCGGAACAGCCGGTCGACATTGGTTCGGACCAGCATGTCGCAGTCCATGAACAGCGCCCAGCCAAGATGGCCGGCAAGGAGCGGCACGAGGAAGCGCGACACGGCGAATTCCGTCGCCATCGGCGCCTCGGAGATGTCATCCCAGAGCCTGCCGTCGCGCCGGCTCGTCGGCCTGGTGTACAGGCCGCGCTGGCGAAGAGCGGAAAGGACAAGGCCGCGCACCGGAATCGGCAATGTCAGCCGTCGGATCAGTGACGTCCTGGTAACGACAAAGGCATCCGTCTCGCGCGGATCGAAGCCGATCCAGACCGATTTCGGTCCCGAGTTGCTATGCATTTGAGCGCCTCCGCAAAATCCATTTTCCGGTATGCCTTGAGCGCAGACACCGGAGAGCAGTTGATGACCTCGACGCCTCGCGCCGCGATCGCGCCGGCCTGGCCGTCGAGGATCTCGCGCCACTTGGCGCAATTGGCCTCAGACGGGCGTTCCTTCGTGTAGGCATGCGGCCCGAAGAAGTGCTTTCCCCGATCAACGCGCATATCGAAGCCGACGAGCAGCACGCGCGCCGCACCGAACTGCAGCGCCAGGTTCAGCGCATGGAAACCGGAATTGCCGCCCCAGCCGACATGGCCGACCGTCTCGAAGCGCAGCGCCTGGTGCGCCTTGCTGATCTCCACCTTGAGGAAGTTCAGCCCCCGCCACTTCTCGACGGTGCGCGCGTCATAGGCGATGCGCCGCCCTTTGAACTCGACGACGCCGCGATGCGCCTCCCACCAGTGATGGTCGCAGGCATAGAGATGGTCGGCCCACGGGCAGAGCTTCCATGCGTCCTTGACCGCAAGGAACCGCGCTTTGTCCTTGCCTATCTCGAGCGCAACGTCGGAGGCGCTCGGTCCGGAGGCGACGACGACAGCGGTCTCGCCTTCCCAGTTGGGCCAGTCCATCGTCATCAGGCGAACAGCGCCCAGATCAGCCACGAGACGAGGCAGACCACCAGAAATGCCAGCAGGATCAGGAGATCTAAGAACGCCGACACGGCACGCGCGATCGGGTCGCGGCCCGCATCGCCGAGATGGCCGCGCCAGACGATGGCGATCACCAGAGCAGCAAGCGTGATCGCAGCCGGTATCAGCCACCAGCCGAACCAAGCGCCTATTCCCGCACCGACAAGCGCAAGCGCGCTCGGGACGCCCGACATAGCCAGCATCAAGGAATCTCCTATGGAAAAAGAAACGACGTTACGCCAGCGCCGGATCGCGCAGCGGATAGAGCAGCGCCGTCACCGGCATCGGCAGGTAACCGCGCTCGAAGGCTTTCTCGGCGTCGCCGTCCGGCTCCTTGTAGAAGTGACCGACCAGCATGATCGTGGCGACCGCAACATCCTCCGGCACGCTGTCGAGATCCGGAGGCGAAGCCTGTATGGCGTCGAGATCCATGATCTCGGCGGCCTGGTCCTTGAGATAGCGCACGACCGCCTGCGAGGCCGCGCCGATCAGTAGCGGAAGCTTCACGTCGTCATCGTCGTTATGGTCGATGTTCAGCGCCGCCTTGCAGTCTTCCAGCGTAACGAGCGAGATCATGGCACTACCTCAGCTTTACCGGAGGGGGCGGCGTGGTCGGCCCACCATCCTTGCCGTCCTTGCCGTCGCGGCCGCGCTTGACGGCGAGCGTCCACGACTTGCCGTCGCCGGGCTTGTCGGAGGTGTTTTCGTCGCAATGCCAGAGCGAACCCGCCCAGGTTACGGTGTCGCCTCGCTCGTAGCTTTCGCCTTCCTTGAAGACGCCGCGATAGATCATCGCAGGGAACCCGAGCTCGATCTTGTAGGACAGATCGCCGCGATCAAAGCTCAACAGCACCGTGCGGCCGTCCTTCGACAATTCGGCGTCAAAGTCTTCCAGGTTGAACCCGTCGCGACCATCCTTGCCCGGCAAGCCGGGCGCTCCGTCGCGGCCGACGACCGCTCCGAGGTTCTTCGTCTCGCCATTGGTGAGAGTGACGATCAGGCCGCCGTCGCGGTCAATGACCGCACCGGCAAGCCCGACGCCGTCCTTGCCGTCGATCCCGTCGCGGCCATCCTTCGGAACCGGAAGTTCAGCTACCCGACTGCGCACTTCTGCCTCAACCAGCGGCCGGAAGTCGTCGACCGTAAAGCTTGCGCCGTCCTTTCCGTCGATCCCGTCGCGACCATCCTTCGGCGCCGGGATCTCAGCGACGCGGGCGCGCACCTCCGCCTCGACCAGCGGACGGAGATCGTCGGCGGTGACGCTCGCGCCATCCTTCGCCGGCGGCAAGGCCGCAACCCGCTCCGCCACCGCTTCCTTGACCATCGCCGCCAGGTCCGGCAGTTCCGGCGCGGGTCCGATCGCATCGATCGCCGCCTTCAGGCCTGAGAGCTCCTCGCCGATCATCGACCGGACCGCGCCGAGGTCGGCATCCTTGCCGTCGCGCGGCGCCGGCAGCGCATCAAGCCGCTTCTCGATCGCCTCGATGCGTGACACGACCCCGGAGATCTCGCGCTCGAGGAACGTCTTGACCTCGGCGACGATCTGCTGGCCGAAAGCCTTCCCGTCGAACATCAGCGGAACCCCTTCAAGATTTCGACCATGGCCGCGGCGGCCTCGGCGGCGAGTGCATTGTCGTTCGCGGCAGGTTCCGCAGCGGGAGCGGTTTGCGCGCCTGCCGTGCCGAACGGGTCAGTCTGCGCATCGCGCTTGGCGAGCGCCTCGAGCGAGTAATTCTGCTGCTGCAGATAGACGCTGTCGCCGCCCTTGACCTTCTTCAGGTCGAGCTTGCGGCGCTTCTCGTCGATCGTCATCACGCCGCTCGCCTTGTCGAGCACCTCCATCTGCGTCACGCTGTCCATGCGCAGCAGACCCTCGACATCGAACTCGGTTCCCACGCCGGCACTCATCTCGAGCCCCTCGTCGAGGCAGAGTTCGGCCGCCTCGATCAGCGACTGCAGGCACTGCGAATAATACTCGACGTTGAGCGCCTGGATGTTGTTGTAGGTCGGCATGGCGCCGATGCCCGCCTTGTAGGGCGGCACATGAAAGACCGAGCAGACGACTTCCGCCGTCCAGCGGAGCTGCTCGATGAGCTGCGATTCTTCCGCAGTCAGCGACATGCGCTCGTATTTGAGATTATCGCCGAGCACCGCGACCTTGCCCGCATTCTCGCCGGTGAAATTGCTGTCCCAGTGCTCCTTGAGCCGGGCCGCCGTCTCGTTGCTGATCGCGCCCGGCGCCGTCAGCACGCCGCCCGGCTGCGAACGGTTGCCGAAAAACCATGCCGAATTGTTCTGGATCCGGAGACCCTGCGTCGCCGCCACGCCGGCCGCGAAGATCGGCGAGACGCCGACCAGCGGATGAAACATGCAGTTCATCCGGTCATGAATGATCTCGCGCGCCGGCACGATGACGTCTTCAGTAAGGCCGGCGATATTGTCGGCCGAGAGCTGGTAGAAGACGCTGCCCTCATCGGCGATCATCGGCGTGACGCGCTGCGGGTCGAGCACATAGAGCCGGTTCACGACGCCGCGATTGTCGCGCATCTTCAGCACATAGGTGTTGCCGCGGATCAGCTTCGACAGGATCCAGCCTTCCCAGAACTGGATGCGGTTCTGGACCGGGTTCGGCTTGCGCAGCACCGGATCATAAGCCGGGTTTACAACCTCGCTCCAGATGCCATCGGCATCCTTCGCCACCAGCTTGACCCGTAGCTTCGAGATATCCGAGGCGATCAGCGTGATGCAGGAATAGACGGCGTGGTAGGAGAGCACCAGGTTGCGGTCGACGACGACATTCGTCTGCCATGCACCGGAAAAGCTCTCGAACAGCCGGAACCAGCCGCTGCGGTTCTCGGTCACCGACGACAACGCTTTGTCCCGCTTGCGACGGGTGATCTCCAGACCGAGGAAGCGCATCAGTTTTCCTCGCGGGAAGCGACATCCGTTTCGAAGGCGGCGATCTTCTCGCGCAGCGCCGCCTCGTCCCAGCCGTGATAGGCGGCCTTGCCGAACAAGACCTTGTATTGCCCGCGTAGCGCGTCGAGCTCGTCGCCGGCAGCACTCGCGCCGTCCGAGGCAGCTTCGGCATCTTCAGGTTCGGCCGCGACCGGAGCCGCAACCGCCTTTTTCACGGCGACCAGAAGGCGGGCGTCCCGATCCTTTGCCGAAAAGGTATCTCCCGGCTGCAGCGCGCGGCTGGCGTAGCGAAACGACTTGACTGCCATCATGTCTTTCATCGTGAAGGCTCCTAACCAATGGGTCGATCTGTGAATTGCGGGGAACGGGTTGTGTCACACTTCCCCATCGATCCTACTGCGTGGTAAGGGACTCCCTAACCTCGCGCCCCTGAACGGCCCTCGACAGGACAGTCGGGCCACCCCGAAAGGGCAACCGCGAGGCCCGTACTGTGCCGCACTAGGAGTGATCTGGGCGATGCCCACCACCAACCGAACCCGGCGCAGGGTCCGACGGGGCCCATCGGAAGCGGTTGCAAACGTGGAAGATGGACCGATGCTGCCGTGAAGGCCGGGTATAAGCCCTTCGACGGTGCGCTCCAACGCAACCCTAATGGGCTGCGCCGGCGTGGTCCAGAAAGGGCTTTCCCTATGTGGAAACGCACCACTGTGACCGTTACGGTAAAGGTCGACGTCGCTAAATGCCTCTTGGCGTTGTGGCCGATCTTGCACCTTTTCATGTAACCCTAGGGCGTCCGGTCAAACCGGGCGCCCTTTGCTTTACTCGGCCGGCGTGAAACCGATATGCCGTTTAGATGCGCCGCCAAGATGAGCAGCATCGCCAGAACGAGCGCGATCACCAACGCCAGAAACAATCGTAGGATAACGCCCGCATCTCCGCTCCGGCTTGGGAACCGGCGCGCCGAGAGGGCGCGCCGGCACTATTCATCGCGATATCAGCCCCAGGCGACGCCGGAGAGCAACGCGACGGCGGAGGTGCGGCGACGCGCCCAGTTGATAGTGCGCTCGGCGCGGAAGCCGACGCTGTTCGTCTGCCACAGCGACACGACCGACGTGCCGGTCGGGCTGTCGGACGTCATCGTCGGCGCATTGTCCATCTGCAGCGATGCCTCGCGGCTCATGTCGACCATGATGCCGCCCTCGTCCGCCTCATAGATGTCCTGCGCGTTGACCAGCGCCACATAGGACCCACCGGTGATCGTCGGGACATACTCGGAGGTGATCACCGGCAGCCCGAAGAGCGTGCCGCCATTCATGGTGATGCCGGGGAATTCCGGCTGACCGAGCGCATTGGTCATCAGCGACAGGGCGAGTGCCATCGTCGCCGACATGATCCAGACGCCGGAGGTCGGCGCATTGTTGGCGTCGATGAACGTCTGGAACAGCGCCTTGATGTCTGCGCGCACCGCATCGGCATCCGTGCCGCTCGACGCAATTGCCGAGATGCCGTTGGTGATCGACGCCGGCGACACGCCGGCCGAGGCCGCCTTGGCCGGGTCGATGAAGTCGGTATCAAGACGCTCGCGCAACGCCGCCACAAGGCTGTCGCGGACGATGCCATCCGACGACGGGCTCGAATCGCGCAGCACCTCCTCGGTGACCACAGCGATGTTCGCCACCTTCAGCGGCTCGAGCGTCGTGCGCGAGAAGTCGAAGGCGGTGAGCGGCTTCGCCTTGCCCTCGCCAACCCAGTAACCAGAGCCTCCGCCTGTCTGGCCGATCAGCGGCGTGCGGAAAGGCACGCGGCGAAGTGACGGGATACCGCCGTTGCCAAAGCGACCAAGGATCGTCTGCGGCCGCAGGAACTCGATGAAGTCCGCGAAGATCGACGTTTCGTCGCCGATGAGGTTCGCCGCCCAGGTCGTGCTTGCGCCGGCAGAAACCGCCGCCTTGAGTACGCCCACGACGTCGGAATCCTCGCCGTAAAGGCTCTTCGCCAGTTCGAGAGGGTTTACAACATCGAGCTTCGCCAGCGCCTTGATACGAGCAAGGCGCGCAAAGCCGATGCCGGGCTGCAGCTTCTGCTTGACCTTGACTTGCGCCGGGTTCCGGGCCTCCGCTCCGGCCTTTTCGGTCTCGACCTTGTTGACCGGCTTGGCAGACGTTGCCTGCGCCTTTTCGAGTGCGCGGAAGCGCTTCAGGTCGGCGTCGATGGCGTCCACCTCGGCGGAGAGCGTATCGAACTCTTCCTGTTCGGAAGCATCGGTGGAGCGACCTTCGTCGACGGACTTCTGCATGACATCGGCCATGCGGGCGGATTTCGCCTGGCGGGAAGCTTCCAGCGCGGCGATCTGTTCAGCAATGGTCTTCATTGCCGTTCCTTTCTGTGGTGAGAGGTTAACCGTTTTGGTGCGTCCCGCGGCGCCGGGAGGTTTCGGTCGATCGTTTGCTCTTGACTCCTTGCCGGACGCGGCGAGCATCGGGGCGTCGATCGACTTGATCTGCGAAATGGTGGCCTCGGCATTGGCCGGGATGGTGACGAGCGAGAGCTCCATCACCTCGGACTCAGTAAACCGGATGCCGCCGGTGTCCATGAAGCTGTATTCCAGCGCGCGAAAACCGATCGATACCGCCGAGACAAGCCCGGCCTTCACCGACTGCCAGGCCTCGTCGATCCGGTCCTTCAGCGTGCCCGGCTCGTCGATCTTCGCGAGCTTCGCCTCGAAGGTGATGCCGTCCTTCGTCGGCTTGTCGAACGTCACCGTGCCGACCGGCTTGTCGGCCCGGTGTTGCCACAGGAGTGGCATCGGGTTCTTGAACTGGACGCCCATGGGTTCGACGATGTCGCCGACCCGGTCCGGGCTGGGTGTCGTGGCAATGCCGCGGATGATGCGCTGCTCTTCCTCGACCGCCTTGACAGTCAGGATCGAATAGGCCCGGTTCATGGATTGGCTCCTCATCAGCCGACAAAGATCATCTGGTAGGAAGGCTCCCGCTTCGCTTCGGGATTCAGGAACATCAGCATCGCGGCGTTGAATAGCGCCATCAGCAAGTCGATCTTCGCCGCGCCGGAGACTTCCTTGGTCACGACGTAATTGCTGCCCTTCAGCGTCTGCTTGGCGTTGCCGACCGACCAGGCCATGATCGACTGGTCGCCATGCAGGAAGCGCCGGTCTTCCAGCTTCAACGGCACGGAGGAGATCGCCGTCTGCAGCTTCCATCCCTGCGTCACCGCCTGGACGAGCGGCTGCTCGAGTTTTTCTTCCTCGAGCGCATCGAGAAGCAGCGCCACGCCGGCGCTGTCGAGGCCAATGCCGCCCGCCTCCGGTAGAAGTCCGCTGTCAGCGACCATCCGGCAGATTGCAGCGGCCGATGCCGCCTGTTCCTCGCCGCTCTGCGCAATGATCAGGTCGCGCGCCTCCTCGAATTCGCGAAGGCGAGGCGCGATGCTCTTGCGCTGCTCGAACACGGACGGCCGCGCCCAGGCCTTGCCCCAACCGAGCCACCGCTTCGTGCCCGTCTCGCGACCGATCACGTAGAGCGCCGCCAGGTCGTCTGCGCCGCCCCAGTCGATGCCGATGGTGCAGACTTCCGAACGCTTCAGCAGCGCATCGAGGCTTGTCAGGCTTGAGTCCACACAGGACATCCAGTGCAGCGCGCCTGACCACCCGTCACCGCCAAGGCCGACGCCGATCTCGATATTGAGATGCTGGCTCGCCCAGATCTGCTCCGCTTCCTTGTTGACCTTGCCGTTGTTCTCGTAGTCGTCGACGATCGCCTGCCTGTCGATCGACAGTCCCATGTTCGGCAGGACCAGGTCCCAGTTCTTGGGGTTGCGCCAGAAGTCCTGTTCGAGCTGCTTTGCGACCGGGTACTCATAGAGGACCGGCAGCATGATCGGTGAAGCGCCGCCCTTGCCGTCGCGGATCTTCCGCGCCTTGTCGAGTTCGGTCCGCCAGATCCCCGCAGGCGGCTCGTCCGACTGCGTCGTGATCATCAGCACCCGACCGCGCTGCTTGGTGATGCCACCGCCGCGGATCTGCTGCATCACCGCCGCCGCCTTCGCCTTCTTGCCGAGCTCGTGCAGCTCGTCGATGATCGTCAGGATCGGAATTTCGCCGGTGACGATCGACGTGTCGAAGGTCTTGACGTTGAGCTGCGTGCCCGTCTTGTTGCGCGTGATGCACTTCAGGTGATCCTGCACCTTGAAGATCGCATCGAGCTTCGGATCCAGACGGATCATGCCCTGCGCCTGGTCGAAGCAGCGCTCCGAGATGTTCTGGCTCGGCGCCACCAGCAGCATCTGCCGATTCGGCGCCTCTTCCATGAACAGCGCCGTCAGGCCCAGCGCCGCGACATATGTCGTTTTCGAGTTCTTCTTGGGAACCATGCAGAGCAGTTCCCAAACCAGTCGCTGCTGCGTGTCGGGATCCTCGCTCGCGAGAAATGCGCAGAGGATGTCCCGGAACCATTCGCCGCAGGCCTCCGAGAGTGGCGGAGTGCCGGGCACGTCGGGAAGACGCAGGCGGTTGAAGAAGGCGAGCGCCTTTGCCGCCTTTTCCCTGTTGAGAGGCACGTCCGGCATCGGCGTCTGGCCGGCCTGGATACGCTCCCACCAGTCCGGGCACGCGAAACGCGGAAGGTCAGCAGTGTCCAACATTGTGCGAGGCTTCGCGTTCCAGCTCGGACATCAGATCGGCATCGGCATCGATCGCCCGCTGCCTGTCGATCACCTTCTTGCCGACACGTTCCTGCGGCTTGCCCTCGTCCTTCGTCTCCTCGCCCATCTTGCGCTCGATCTCCATCCGATCGTTGCGCTCGAGCAGCTTGCCGACTTCCTTGAACGCGCCGACGTTGCCCTGCTCGGCCAGTTCCCAGGCGATCTCGAAGCGACGCATCTCCAGACGGTCGCGCGCCACCTCGCGCTGGCGAAGCTCGTAAAAATAATACTTGTGCAGCGTCGGCAAGGTCACCCCGAGCGCCGCCGCGATGCGCGGGTTGGCCCAGCCGAGAGCCACTAACATGCTGACTCTGTTGCGCGTTTTCTTGGTGACCTCGTGCGGCGGCCGGCCGCGCTTGGTCGGCCGCGCAACATAGGGGTTCCCGAACAGGTCGATTTCTTCGCTCACCATAAAAAAATCTCTGAATGAGAGGGGCGCGGGTCTAGGGCGAAAGGGGTTTTCCGGATCGACCCTCCCCCCCACCCTTCAGAGGCCGCGTCGCTCCTGGCTTTGCTTCAGTCGGTCGTGGCAGGGCTTGCATAGGCACTGGAGATTGTTCTCATCCCAGAACAACGCCTCGTCGCCATGATGCGGCGTCTTGTGGTCGGCAACCAGTTGCGATGTATCGCCCTCGACCTTGCCGCACCCTTCCATCTTGCAGGTGAACCGGTCGCGCTTCAGCACCTTCATGCGGAGCTTCTGCCATCGAGACGTCTTGTACCACGACCGATAGGAGTGGGTTTCGTCCCGGTATCGGCTGCGCTGCTTCTCGTCACCCGACACGTAGCCGATGCGAGGCGGCATGCTCTGCAGCCTGGGCTTCATCGTCTTGAGGCGCGCCATCGGCTCCACAGCAACAACAAGGAAAACACAAACATTGATCGAGCTGCTCACAGCCATGACCGCAGCGCTGCCGCCTCACCCGCTTTACGTTGAAGGTTGGGAAGGACCCGGAACGATGTGTCGATGGAAGGCACCGCGGCGTGGCTGCTGTCTGATGGGGGTGCGGGCGCCCTCTGGGGTGAGAGGCGCCCGCATTCATCATCGGAAGCAACTGGTCATGGCTTGCGCACTGACCTTGACTCGGTGCCTCATTGTCGAGGCGGTCAAGGCTGGGTCCGACCGGCGTACCGACCCGGAAGCTTTCGCTTCACTCGCCTCCGGTCACAGTGCCGTCGGCTCAAGGGCTCACTCAGGATCATCGGATCATCCGAGCGATAGAGATTCATATTGCTTCGAGAAATGCAAGAGGCAGCAGAACTGGCGTCATGCGGTTGAAGGCGTCCACCTCGACCACAGCATCGCCGATCCCGTCCGCCCTGCAGGAGACGATGAAGCCGGTGAAGTGCGCGAAAGGTCCGGCGTTGATTCGCACCTTCTGACCGCGCCGGAATCCCCCCGACTGACTGTCCCAATCATAGGCGCCCGCCACTGCCTTCTCATTGAACTGATTCACTTCCTCGGCGGAGACAGGATGTGGCTTGTCGCTGCCACCGAGCACACCGACGACGTGCTCGACGGCAAGCAGACCGGCCATTGCGGCGGGATCATACTTGCATCGAACGAACAGGTATCCGGTCATGACCGGCATCACCGGACCGTCGATAATGCGGTGTCTGCACCGCCTTTGACGCCCCTTTCGCATCGGCACCAATGCCTCGACGTTGGCATCCTTCAGGGCTTTTTCCACAGCCTTCTCGCGCCCCGTGATCACCTGCAGCACATACCAGGGCGAATCACTTGCCGCCTTCAGCGTCGCAGCATGGAGCATTTCCTCGCTCAGGCGCCGCATGCGATCGGCATAACGGTCCCCGGAATCAGTGGCGATCGGTGTGCCGGTGAAGACGTTACGCTGCATCGTCATTGCCCCTGCTCCTCGGTGCGAGATAATCGGAAATCTGATGGTGGAAGTGTTCGAGCGCTGCGCTCACATCGAACCCGCCGCCGTCTGCGGTGATCAGCTGCGGAAACCAGATCCAGTCCGGCAAGCGCCCTTCAGGCAGGAACGGCCAGCCGCGGCGACCGTGCTCGGCCTTCCATGCGGCGAAGAGATCACCATCGCGCTTGACCTGCTGGAAAGCCTCGGCGAACGGCATCAGCTCCTGCGGGCAGGGATAGCCCTTCGCCTCGCTTGCCCTCGCCTGCATTTCGTTGACGAGCGGCCAGCCAAGGCGCAGCACCTTGTCGCGCATCAGGTGGCGAACCGGATGGCCGTCGGCGAGCATCTGACGTTCCATGTTCGTCAGGTCGGCCGGCGGTTCTGCCCCACTGGCGATCAGCCGCTCGATCTTGTCGGCAAGGCGACGTTCGAACGGGTTCAGTTCCAGCCCCTGGCCGTATGGCTTGCGGAACAGGTCGGCAAAGCGCGTCGCCATCCAGAGCTTGCCGAAAGGTCCGGCGAGCTTCGGCCCCTGCGGCACAGCCGACTTCGCCGGCAGCTTCTCCCAGCGCTTTTCGCGCAGATAGACCCCCATCGAGCAGATCGTCTTGCGGCCGCCGGTCTTCGCCGCCTCGAGGTAATCGGCCGTGCGCGCCTCTGCCTCGGCTCGTTCCTCGGCCGTCAGGGCACCCCAGGCAGCCCGTGCCATTTCGACGCTGTCGCCGACATAGGTCGGCCAGGTCGGCATCCAGCGACGGAAGGACCGCTCGACCGATGCCGGCGTCTCGGTCTGGCTTTCTTCCCGAACAGCCTCGCGCGCCTCTCTCTCATCTGATGGTTCTATTGGTGGTTCTATTACGGTTTGGGTGACATGGTGACACCCGTCGGCGTCGTCAGTGTCACCCGTCGCCGTCGCTGGTGTCGTGGGTGACATGGTGTCACGGGTGACATCATGACACCCGTCACTTGTCTCTTTCGAAGGCTTCAGACGGGCGATCGCACGCAGGTCGAAATCGTATCTGGTCGCCTCGCCGGGCTTGCTGCCGCCCTTGGCACGCACGACAAGGATGCCCTCGTCGACAAACTCGGCGAGGATCCGCTGCACCGTACGCTCGGAAAGCTCGGTCTCCTGCGCCAGCCGCCCGACCGTCGGCCAGATGCCCTTGCCGTCGTCATCGGCGAAGTCGGCGAGCCGCACCGCGAGCATCTTGCGACTGGTCGAGCCGAGATGCGCCTTGAAGAGCTGCGACATAATGGCGATGCTCATTAGGCCGCCTCCCTCTGTTCTGCCAGATGCCCGCAATTGGCCGCCACGAGCGCACAGGCGACCGGCGGAGAGACGGAATTGCCGACGCAGGAGACCTGCACCGATTTCGAGAAGTCGCGCCATACCGGCACACCGTCAGGGCCATTCACCCATGCGCCGTCGATGACGTAATCCGGCGGGAAGCCTTGCGCGTTGTAGAGTTCGCGCGGCGTCAGCATCCGCATGCCGATATCGACGATCACGAAAGTCTCGGCGCCGATCGTGACGGTGACGAACTCGCGATCGTCCCAGAAGCCGTGCGAGCGCATGAAGCCGGCGACCTGCCGCGCGCGACCGGCCTGCGCTTCGGTGAAGGGCGGCACGCAGACGGTCGCCTCGACATGCCCGTGCCGGTCCTTCGTCGTTATCGTCCGAGCCGGCTCCGTCTCGTGCTGCCCGTCGCCTGTGCCGTAATAGGCCTGCAGATAGGGCATGACGAGCTGAGACTTGCCGCCGCCATCGGCCATCACGGTCGCGGCCGGCTCGTCGATCGCGTGCCCGGTCGACGTTCCGAACTGGCGCGCGACGAAGGCGCTGACGAGGCTCTGCTGGCTTCCGGACTGCGTGATAGTCGCCAGCGGCTCGTCGGCTCCCCGGCCAGGCCGGGCTGCTTCGCTGCCGTCGCCGCGCGGATCGCCGTTGTGCTGGGCCATGAAGGCGATAGAGGCCGATACAACGCCTTGCTGCGGTGTCGCGGTGACCGTCGACACCGGCTCGTCGAGCGGCCGCCCTGGCGCCGGAGAAACTCCCCTGTCGTTGTTGTGCTGCGCCATGAAGGCAACAGCGACGCAGCCATCCGCCTTGGTAGTGATCGTTGCTGCCGGCTCGTCGCCACCGCGCGGTCGGCTCTGCCCTGCCCGCCCGCCGCAGCCGACCAGCGTCGGCACGATGACGGAATTCTGATCCTTGCGGCTGGCAGTCACCGTATGCGACGGCCCGTTTATCGGCCGCACCGAGCCGCCATGCTGCGCAGCCGTCAGGATGGGTGTGACGACCGCATGCTTCACGCCGCCAGCGACCGCCGTGCCGAGCGGATCGTCGACGCTCATTGCGCGGGGCGCTTGCCCTGTTCGCTCGCCGTAGCCAGTCTGGACGAGGAACGGCCGCTCCGCATCGAGCACATAGCGCTTCATGCCGCGCGCCACGCGCGCCATCGTCGCGTCCGCCAGCGGCCGCACGGCGCGTAAGCTGTGCTTCGCCATGATCTCCTCCGACGTGTCAAAGATCGAAGGGCAAGGCTGCGACCAGTCTATGCACTCGGCCGCGGTGCGCCACGGCAGTTTCTTGCCGGCGATCACATCGGGATCGTCAGGGCTGCCATGCGTCGGCTCCGGCCAGACGATCGGCAGACGATCGAAACGGATGATGACGAACAGCCGCTTGCGGATCGTCGGCGCGCCGAAGTCGCAGGCCCGCAGCTCGCGAAATTCGATCCGGCCGCCGAGGCGGCGAATCTTCTTGCACCACTTCTCGAAGTTCTCGCCCTTGCGCTCTGGATCGGGCATCAGGCCGCGATCCGTCTGAATGAGCGGGCCGTAATCCTTGAACTCCTCGACGTTCTCCATGATGACGACGTCCACCCGGCCGCCGCTCTTCTGGATGCGCTCGATCCAGCCGGGAATAATCCAGCAAAGATCCCGGATGTTGCGCTCGACAGGCTTGCCGCCCTTCGCCTTCGAAAAGTGCTTGCAGTCCGGCGAGAACCAGGCAAGGCCGATATGCTTGCCCTTGAGATGGTCAAGCGGATCCACCTTGTAGACGTTCTCGGAAAGGTGATGCGTCTCGGGATGGTTCGCAGCGTGCAACGCCAGCGCGTCGGGATTGTGGTTGATGGCGAGATCCGGCGAGCGGCCGAGCGCCATTTCGATGCCAGTCGAGGCGCCACCGCCGCCGGCGAAGCTGTCGAAGATCAGCGGGGCACCGAGATAGGATGACGCCATCAGCGCGTCGGCGCTGGTCTCGGCAAAAAGATCAGTGCGAAACATATGCGCCCTCCCCCAGTTGCCCGCCATAGGCGATGACCCCGAGGTCGGAACGGGCGATGTTGCGCGACATGGTGAAGCTGACCGGCGTGTATCCGTGCCGGTCACGAACCGCGCAGAGCCAAGCGATCTCGGCCGCAAGCGCCGTCAGGCCGGCCGTGAAGCCGACCGACTGAAGGACGGCGCGGATCTCGAGGTGATGCGTGAAGAGCGTCGATGGCGGCGTCTGCAGCAGCCATTGCGCCCGCTCGACGTGGTTCTTCGCCGCCGCCAGTTCGTCGATCGTCGGCAGGAGGTTGCTCATTGTGCGGCTCCTCCTGCGAACAGAGGGGCGTCGTTAAAAATGCGGCGCTCTGCCATCGCGGCGTATTCAGGATTGAGCTCGATCAGGATTGCGTTGCGCTGCAGACGGTCGGCGACGAGGCCAGTTGTGCCGGCGCCGCCGAACGGATCGAGGACCGTGCCGTCCTTCGGGCAGCCAGCCTTGATGCAGGTTTCAGCGAGTTCCGGCGCCATGGTGGCGAAATGGGCTTCGGAGAAGGGCTGCGTAGTGATCGACCAAACGGAGCGTCGATTGCGGGTCTCTGCGCCGCCGACGGCCTTCATTGCTCCGTTCGTCTTGCCCGGGACGCGATTGCTGCCCTGCTGTGTTTCGATGGTCGGCTGGTTTACGCGATCGACCGTGGACTGCGTTACCGGTTCCGCTACGGCCTCGGCGTCGAAGAAATAGCGCCCCGACTTGGAGAGCATAAACACGTACTCGTGCGCCTTGGTGCAACGGTCGCGGACGCTCTCAGGCATAGGATTCGGCTTGTGCCAGATGATGTCCTGGCGGAGATACCAGCCGTCGGCCTGCAAGGCGAAGGCGACGCGCCACGGGATGCCGATAAGGTCTTTCGGTTTTAGCCCCGTGTATCTCTTATTGCGCCCGATAGGAGAGGCATGGAGAGCCGCTGCATGCTTGCCGCCTGTGTGCCCGCCCCATTTCCCATCGTTGGCGTAGCTGTCGCCCAAATTCATCCACAGCGTGCCGTCGCTGACCAGGATGCGGCGAACTTCGCGGAAAACACCGACCATCTCAGCAACGAATTCGTCAGGCGTCGGCTCAAGGCCGATCTGTCCTTCGTGCCCATAGTCGCGAAGACCGAAGTACGGCGGCGATGAGACGCAGCAATGCACGCTTTCGCCTGGCAAGGTTCGGAGGACATCGCGGCAGTCGCCGAGCAGGACCTGCACCGTCATTCGGCGGCCTCCGCTTGTTCTGCCGGCATGTAATCCATCCAGTCGACGCGCCGGATCTCGGTCGGGCCGGCATAGGCGCCGGCCTCGTTCAGCTCCCAGATGAACCAGGCTGTATTCATCCGGCTGGTCGCTTCCGGGCCGTCCCAGCCGTCGCGGTGCATCATCGGCAGGCGGCGCTTGAAGACGAGCACGCGCGCCGGCGGGTTTTCATCCATGGCGAAGTTGCGGTCGTCGTCGTCGAAGCCGCAGAGGAAGTTCAGATTGAGCAGCAGCGCCATCTTGCGCGGCCGGTGCACCCGCAGCGCATGCGCGACGAAGCGGTTCAAAAGTGCCCCATAGGGCGGATTGGTGACGATGTCCGGCTGGCCGTCGAGCGCTTCCGACGTCAGGAAATCCTCGACCTTCTGCACCTCGCCGAAACGGTCGGCGGTGCCATAGTCGACGAGATCGGCGAGGCTGACCGTGTATCCCGCCTCCTCGAGCCTGCCGCTGATGGCGCCGCGGCCGCAGGCCGGCTCGAGGATCCACGAGGTAAACTGTTCGAGCGCCAGCAGCGTATGCATCGCCTCCGGCGGGGTCTGGTAGAGATTGTCGCCGCGATCTTCCTTCGGTGCGCTCGACGTGCCGACGGCGGCGCGCAGATTGGCGCGGGACGGCTCGAGGCCGGCTTCAAGCCGCGCCTGGATGGCGCGCTCGACGATGCCCGGCGCCCTCTGTTCGGCCGCGGCTAGCTTGCGCGCCTCATGAATCTGCTTCGCCGAAAGCCCCGCTTCGGACTGGGTAATAATAACCTTCCCGTCGGGAACATTTTTCGGCCGGCCTTTCGAAGCGACCTGCCCCGCCTCCTGCGCCGCATCCCATTCGCGGGCAAGCTGGATCTTCGCACGCGCCTCGATCAGCAGCGCATCGCCCTGCAGCTGCCGCGCCTTGCCGACCAGCTTTTCTGCCGCCTTGAAGCGTTCGCCATATTGCGCCGCAAGCTTCGCCTGGTCGTAAGCGACCGAGGCGAGCATGCGGGCGGCGATCACGTCGCCGTCGTCGAGCAATCTTCGCGCCCGCTCGACGGTCGCCAGCAGATCCGACGCGTCATGGCGCGGAATGGCGATCTCTGTCGGTTCGACGGCCCGAGGGAGGCGATCGACGCCCGTTTCCGGCGCGTCTGGTCCGCCTTCGCCTCCCTCATCCGTCGGCGCCGTTTCGGCCGCCGCGTCATACCAAAGCTTGCCGTCTTTCTTGTCGCGACGGATAAGGCCCTTTGCGTTCAGCTTCAGCGCTGCATTCTGCTCGTTTTGCGTCTCGCAGCGATAGCTGCCGCCCTGGCGGACGAGGTCGAGGACGCGCGATTGCATCGTCGCATGAGGTGTCACCGGCGGCGCGTCCGTCAAGCAGCACCGCCTTTCGATGCGGCCACCATGTCGACCAGCGCATGGTCGCCGATCACGTCGCCTATGCGTTTGTTCGGCTCAACATTTCCGGCGTGCCCTTCGATCATTGTCAAAAGCGCGACCTCAGCCTGCGCCCGCTGCTTGAGCGCCGATATCTCAAGCCAGCTGACATGCCTGATGTCGCGCCCGCCGATTAGCCGGAACGTCTCTTGGCGATCTGCGGACTTGCGGCGAGCATTCACTCGAACTTCGCGCAACGTCCGCCGGAGAATGGCGCGCGTCGGCTCATATCCATTATCGATGATGTCCTGCAGGGCCGTCTTAAGCGCCGCCGGCCGCTTCGCGATCAGCGAACGGAGCTGCCGCGCGTCGAAGACGTCTTTGCGGCTCAATCCGAGATCATGAACCGGCTTCAGGCCGTTTGCCTTTGACCATCGGCCACGGCTGCAAAGAATACCCTCCGCCTGACAGCGGTCGACTTCGTCCGCGATACGAACCTCTGCGAGAGCCTCGATTTCCAAAGCATCCACCTGCGCACGGCGCGCCACAGTCAGGATCTCGGCGTGTGCATCCATTGCCTTGGCGAGGCGAGCGGCCCGTTTCGCGGCGTCATAGGCGAAACCAGCTTCTTCTTTGGCGACGAGGACCTGCGCGGGACTCTCAGCGGCGGCCAGTCGGGCGGCCGCAGACTGAATCATCGCCGGCAGGCCTCTGATCTCCGCCAAGGCTGCACCATTCTGGGAAACTCTTGCGACGTTTGTCATCACTCGACCCTCATCAGCCGGTCGAGAAACGCGGCGCCTTCAGACGTCAGCCGCACCGTGTCGGCGTGGCGCGGCAGGGCGGCGATGTAACCGGCCGTCAGCACGCGGCCGAAGATCATCCGGTCGCTGCGGCGGAAAACCCGGTAGCCCTCGGGAGCGTCCTTCACGCGGCGCAGGAAGGCGACGCCACTCATGCCGACCGGCTGGAGGTCAGCGGGATCCGGCCGGCGATCGATAGCGGCCGCCGCGGTTCGGCACTTCGGGCGCGGCGCGCCTGCATAGGCGACCTTCCTCATTGCGCCGCCCTTTCCCGCGCCACCTGCTGGCGCGCCTTCAGGATCGACGTCTGCCGCTCCTTGTTCCAGGCCCATTCGGGCAGCGTCAGCAGCATGCCGCCGACAGCATCGGCCTTGCGATACTCGGGATCGTCAGCCTCCATCTTGAACTGCGGCGGCCAGTCGAGTTCCGGCAGGCGGATGATCACCGTCTGCCGCATGAAAGTCGGCTTGAAGTCGCCTTCAGAGCCGGGCAGAAGCAGCAGCTTGCCCTCGTCGGTGCCATTGCCGATCTCGATGTTTAGCCGCGCGGCAGCACCGAAGTGCAGCGTGTAGAGCGCGCTCGGCATCGACAGCTGCAGGCGGAAGGCTGCAGTTTCGCGCATGCGCACGGTGGCAATCTTGAAGACGCCGGTTTTCGCCTTCGCCTGCGGAATGATCTTCGAGAAACCCATCACGCGACCCTCGCCATTGCGGCGATCGCATTGTCGACCGCCCGTTTGAGTTCATGCAGTTCGCGGCTGATCCGCTTGCGGGAAAGCTCGGAGAGCCGGCCGTGCGCCTTGCCGTGAGCCTCATGGATGGCGCGCACCACGTCGGCGGTCTCTAGCGACAGCGTCACGCCGTCGG